CTTGTGTTTATCATTGTGGTAAGTGATTGGGGGGGCCTATGGGCCTTAATAGAGTTGAGTAAGCAACATATGAACCCCTTGTGCTCCGTCGATTAGAGGCAAATAGTTGACGGAGTTCGTTGAATGGAATGCAATTCCTATTCTGCTAGTCTTGGCAGCGCGACACGACCTTTTGGAAGAGAGGTTTACTGCATGGCTGCCTGTTACTCGCTACAGCCGGCCACATTGTTGCATAGTTTGTTGCACCAATGAAAGGTCTCCGCGACCTTAAACGATTTACCGGGTCCCGAACGTACAAGGGAATGATCTTCTATGCAGGGTTCAAGATTCATAAATGGACCGGCGGCTTCGACACCCGCCACCCCAACGACAGCAGGAGTTTCACCAACTCCAGCGTTTGCCACGTTGAAGAGTGACTCGTACACTTACTGGAGACGACGCGCCCTCAAGCGACATTTTGAGGCCCTATCAGATGGGCTCAATCAGGTCGCCAAGGAATGCCCAGCAGTTTACGACTCGCTATTGCCCTCCGCGGAATTAGTGCTGAATCTCTCCGAGACCACAATTCCGACTCAGAGTTTGTGTGGAGTATATTTGCCACAACCTGACACAGCTTTTAGAGGCGAGATCTTAGTGGATGGCGAGTCCGTCCTTCGCACATCTAATAGCTACCCGATTAATACGTCCCAAGACGTAAATGAGAACGAGACCCCGGCAATGGACCAGGCGGTTTACGTGGACACTAGTCTCGTAGAACACCTGAGGCAACACGCAGCATTTCGTCCGCGGAATGTTGAGTTGCTTTCCTCGCTTAAAACTCGTGCTATGCAATACGTCAAGAGCTATGTTAATTCGGAGTCCTGGAAGACACATCAGATCACTATGGCTGTGGCCCTCTCCTTTGAGCCTTCGGCTCAGGAGTTGTTGGCTCTTTCACACATTCGATCTCCTATTGTGGCTGCTAAATGGGCTCATGTTAATGACATATTATCGGGAGGCAATTCTGATCCTTCGGACTTTAAGGCCGTAAAGCCTGCCCTCGTAACGAGGCTTTTAAATTGGGTCTACAGTCCGAAGCAAAAATTGCCAGGGCGCCTTAAAGCAAAAGTTTAGTTCTCAATCGGTTAACTGCAGTTGATGCTGACCTGTCGCCTATCGATATTGATGAGACCTGCAAGTTGATATGCTTGCCGGTTGGGAACAAACTTAAGTCCATTCAAAATCCTTTCTTTTGGTTCTTAGTACCTGAACTAGAAGGGGTAGTGCCCGCTGTATACCCGTCCACCAGTCCTGAGATGGAAGTACTAGCCTTGACAAGAAGAGTCTTGTTGCCAACACCAAAACCAGATCTTTGTTCGCTGTCTTATCGTAGATTTAAGTCTGTAATCCGCGATATTAAGTTTAAGATTCCCCAGTTTAAGCCTGCTAATGTTAATGTTGTTATCGCAGGTTATTCCGGGAAGTTACGACGACGATATGAGAAAGCTGGAGAGCAGTTGTTGGAGAGTCCAGTTGATAGTAGAGATGCATACATAAAAGCCTTTGTGAAGGTTGAAAAACTAACACAAGAGGCAGCCCTGACGAAAGCTCCACGATTTATTCAAGGTCGTGATCCAAAATATAATTTGGCCTTGATGACCTTTCTGAAACCTGTCGAGCATTGGTTCTACACACACTCTGTTCCTAGAGGTGCGAATGGACCAGTGTCAAGATGTGTTGTGAAGGGCTTGAATCAGGAAGAACGAGCAGCTCTCTATCTGTCCAAGCTCCAGAGGTTCTGTGACCCTGTTGCTATTTCGATCGACTCCTCCAAACATGATGCTCACGTGTCTTTGCCAGTGTTGCGACAAGAACATTCCGTTTATCTCAAAGCGTTCAATAATTGTGGTGATTTGAAGTCCCTACTGTCCATGCAAGAAACCAATGTTGGAGTTACCCCCCATGGAGGTAAGTATTCGACAGAAGGTAGAAGAGCATCAGGGGACTTTAATACCGGATTGGGAAACACTTTGGTTTGTTATGCTATGGTAGTTGCTTTCTTTAAGATTTACTCAGTTGACTATGATTTTATGGTTGATGGGGATGATGTTTTATTGCTAGTTGAGTCTAGCAGCAGTTGGGTGCTCGACCGCTTAGAAGCACACTATTTGAGTATTGGGTTTTTGATAACTGTTGATGTTTGGCCGTGTCCCGAAGCAGCAGTACATTGCCAGTGCTCTTTAGTGATGACTGTTCCTCCCATTATGGTGCGTAATCCGTATCGCACGTTGTCTCGATGTTTTGTTTCAAACCGCTATTTTGACATCCCTAAGTTGCAAGTTCCTTATGTTCACACTGTTTCTGTTTGTGAAGCTAAGCTGCACCGAGGTGTCCCTGTTTTGGGTCCATTTTTCGAACACATGAGTCGTATAACTAGCGGCTCTGTGAATGTGGACTTTGACCTATACAGGTTTAAGATGGCTGATAAACTGAGTGTGGTGTCGTTACCCATAACTCTCGAGGCACGCATTAGCTTTCAACAAGCTTTTGGCCTCGATCCCTTTGAGCAGCGCCTAATGGAGGCATATTTAACCACACTTCATGTGACTACGACGAGTGTTGGAATGACCCAGGTGTGGGCATAATTTGATAGTTCTGTAACAACTAGTGCTGTGACTCTTCGGACGAGCGATCTATAGTTGTGAACAATATCATTGCTGGAGTGGTTCTCCGGACCATACCTTCCTTTGTGTCTAAAATCCCT